GATATAAATTTCCTCTTTGCTTTCTTGAGGTTTTTCTTCCGCAGTATAATCCTCTTCCTGTTCGGCATCAACAGTGGTTGTTATGTAATCAGCTGGAGCACTAACATTGAATAGATCTGTGCCAGGATTTAGTTTCGAAATTATTGTACTAACGTCACCAGAAGATAACACTATAGGATTTAAAAGAACTACAACAACGTTGTTATTATCTTTATATAATAAACATTTTTGATCTTTTGGTAAATCACGATCAAAAGATAAGTCAATGCTACGAATATATTTTTCCTGATCAGATTTTTCAGTAATAACCATAGTAATGAGTTTATCGATACCAGTTGTGGAATACATAGAAGAAGAAGATTTTTTTAATAAAACACAGAGGAACAATTTACTATTAGTTGAACTAGATGCATATTCTATAACAGTTTCCCCTATTATGTTTTTATTTGGGTCAGATTTTTCCGTTGTGAGACCAGTGATATTATTATGCAATAGTCCATATAAGTAAAGATTTTTAGGTTTATAAAGAACAGGAGTACCGCGATCATAATAAGTTAATCTGGTATCATTATCAGTTGGATAAGGTATCTTATAATAGTATAATGAACTAACAGGAGATGCAGGTTTTTTTTCTAAATGGTCACCATTATAAATAGTAACTCTAGGATGACTAAACGATAAAAATGATGAATTTAAAGGTATTGAATTATCTACATTAAATTGGGACATAATAAACTATATTATAAGTAGATATAGTTTATTAGTAATACATTTTATTTTCTAAAGTTGAGGGAGATATTGGAAGGTACTGGTTTCATAAACCGTGGCGCGGAAGGTATCGTTGTAACCTTCAACATATACTGTATCGCCATTACTAATGCTATCGCATCCATACTCACTAGTACAGCTTTTTCCGTTTACAGAAATCGGTAATTTAGTATTTAAATTGCCTGTATTTGATATTGTGTAATATTGCCATTTATCACGCCCAGCCATATTTCTCCTTCCCATTAAAGGAAGTATCATATCACCGCCGCGATTTCTGGTTAATATTCCGACTTGTTGATAACTAGTTGTCAATCCTCTAGTTTCAATATTTACAGGAACCATACCTCTAATGTCTCCAGAGTTAGGAGGATAATAGATTGAATCTGATTTCATAGGAGGGGAATAAGGATTATTCATAGGGTCTTGTCGGGTAGCAATTGCGCCTAAAGGAGGTTGGTTAACAATAATCACTTTCGATGGTTCACTGTTTTTAGCATTAGACATATGAATATGATAGAAGTATACTACAAGGACTAAAATAACGAATAATAGAAATAGTGTCATGTTTTCAACACAGAATAATCCTGGAATGCATTTTTTACCCATTTTATATATTATCAATACATAAATTGCTAGGATTATTTATTCGATCTTTTGCTTTTTCTTGATTTACGTTTTCCACCTTTTTTGGTTTTATTATATTTTCTCTTACCGCCTTTTTCAAGTTTAGTAAACATTTTTTCCATAGGATTTACGCCATCGGGATTAAACGATGTGTAATTATTTTCTCTAAGTATTTCTTTCGGTGGCATATTTTCGAAAGTTAATTTATAAAGATTAATCATATCAAAACCCCAAACTTGCGGTTTTTCTTCTATTTTTAATAACTTCCCTAAAATAAAAACATTTCCGTTTTTATCTTTGGTCGAATAAGATTCATCATTTATTTTTAAATCAGAAGCTGTTAATGACATATATAATAATTATAGAAATAAAATACGTTAATATTAGAAATCAAAAGGATGCATGAGTTGTTCACCGCCCTTAGCAATATGCATAAAACCAGGCATCAATAGCGATGGAAGTTTATCTGTAACGTCATTTACTAATGGTCCTGCATGACGACTAAGAGTAGATATTTTCAATCGTTTACAATTATAACATTTTTCTCTAATGTTTTTTGGATAATGACTAATATGAAATCCTATATATTTCATTAAAACGCGATCTAATTGTTCAACCTTATCCCAGAAAGCCGTCTCACCAGGATACAAATCAAGTTTAGCTACGTAACATATCCATAAAATAATCCGGAAAGGAAGATATATTATTTGACCAAAAGTTTCTAACAAATAATAAAATAAACATGTTTGCATATTAGATATGTTTTTAAAAAGGCACATCATCCATGATAATGCAAACGTTATTAATGTATATATTCCATCAAATAGATCAGGTATAAAGAATTCTAAACTTTCTAAACCACCAATGAACACTTCACCAGAACCTTGCAATATATTTACTAGTCCTCTAAATTCTGCAGCTATAATTGGAATAGCTGCTAAATATTGAGATTCCATTAGCGTAGCTTGGGCAGCCGCCATAGAAGATTGTACAACTCCAATAATTGATTCCATCATATTTGTAGCACCAAGAGAATCTGCGATAGCTCCTTCAATTTCAGCAATAATATCCATTTATAAATTAATTTATATATTATATATATTAGAATCAGTGAAAATAATATATATAATTTTATTTATTAACTCTATTCGTATTTCTTATAGTCCTTGTATTGATCTATGTATCCCTGAAATTTCTCTAACAAGGGTTGCATATTTTCTACTTTTTGTACGATTTGATCACGTGTTTCTTTAATATCTTCTAAGTTGTTAATAAGGTCGTTTTTCTTGTCGTCCTTGCTATTTTTCATTTCAGTAATTTTTTCAGATACCTCTTTAATCTTAGATAGATCGGCTACGATTTTATCAGCAGAATCGGAAGGACTTTCTGGTTTGCTTTCCATATCATCCATCCCTTCGCTATATGATTTACGACCATACTTAATAACATGTGTAAAAACTATAGCGACAAAGAGTATAACTGTCATGTTTTTATTAAAGAAAGATGTTAATAATCCAACCAATATAAGAGCAGAAAAAGAAAACATATCGTTAATATTCAAAAAATATATAAGCTGTAACAGTGCAACAATGAAAAATAAATAAAGTATAAAGCGATTATGTAAGAGAGAACCGAAATTATACTTCAGTTTCATAGAATTATTGAAGAAGCTTTTCATTTTATATATACTTTATATTGGGAAAATATTGTTCTAAAATATTAGGCATCTTCTTCTTCTAAATTGTAATTGGAAGGTATTTCTTCGCCACCATAAATATCAAGAACTTCTTTAACGACATCCTCACGCTGGATATCGCTGCGTTGGAATTCGAAACTACTAATGCTTGTAGATCGTTTTCCTCTAAATTTATTTAAAAAATCATCTAAACCGTTCAACTCGTTCTGACGATCATATTGCTCTAAATCTCCAGTAATAACAAGCCGACTATTTTCTCCTAAACGCGTTAGCAACATTTTCATCTGGGAAATAGTAGAGTTCTGCATTTCATCTGCTACGATCCAACAGTTTTTAAATGTTCTACCGCGCATGTAACCTAGGGGGGCGATTTCAATAACTTTATCTTCCATAAGCGCAGTAACCTCTTTTGGTGATATAAATTGATAAAGGATATCATAGATGGGACGCACCCAGGGAGCCATTTTTTCTTCAAGGGTTCCTGGTAAATAACCTAAATCTTCATCCACGGACACAGAAGGGCGTGTAAATATAAGTTTCTCGTAAACTCCTAAAAGAAAATTACGGACGCCAAATTCGGTTGCAAAAAGGGTTTTGCCTGTTCCTGCAGGCCCTGTGGCTACAACGATTTTTTTAGATTTCTGTTTTAATAGACCTACATAACGCTCTTGGCTAAAGTTTTTTGGGTTAGTAAATTTCTGGTCGAATAATGATTTTTCGTGCGCTGATAAATATTGCATGTTTTCATAGTACTTGCGCTGTTTTGCTGCGGACTGTTCTCTTTCTTTTTCTACATCGGTGTAGTACTCGTTCATAATTTCTTTTTGGTTTTGCTTTCTAGGTTTACGAGTTCTAGGTTTCTTAGTTTCAACCTTAGGTTCACCGAGAGAGTCAGAGAGATCATTATCCGTTGTTTTCATTACAATACCTATTGAAAATAAAACCAGCGGAAAAAACAATTAAGGAAATAAAATTTTATCGACTGTTGTGCGTACACAAAATAATCTATGAAATATAATACCGAGCAGAAACAAGATTCCTAAAGTTATTATAAATGGATAATCAAGAAAATACGATATTCCATATGCAAAAATTATGGTAAATGCGACATCGATTACCGCTATATTTAGGAATCTATATTGATGGGCTCCTGTGTTTGGTTCACCAAACATATTTTTATATTTGCATAAATCAATCATAGTTTCAATATAATATATTTTATTATAATATATGGCGAAAAACATTAGTATTCGTAGCGTTGTTAGCAAGGGCAAGAATTTATTAGGAAACGTTGCCAGAGGCGTTGGCAGATTCGTAGGGAAGGTAACCCCTACATTAAGGAGAACGAGACATAGTAGAAAACACCGTAGAACAAGGAAACACCGAAGACATTGAAAAATTGAAATTTAAATAATTATGTGAGTTTGAACGCAAAATCACATACTCGCTAATTAAATTCCGAAAAGGGGATAAAATCTAACCAGTATATTATTTAGGCAAAAAATGTCCGAGCCAGCTTTCGTTGAACCCATTCTCGCACCTGACGACAATCGCTACGTCATGTTTCCTATCAAGCATGACGATATTTGGAAAATGTATAAAAAGCAAGTAGATTGTTTTTGGATCGTAAATGAAGTTAATCTTGCTCAGGATTTGAATGATTGGAATACGTTAAACGAAGATGAGCGTAATTTTATTAAGATGGTGTTGGCGTTCTTTTCTGCTAGCGATGGTGCTGTAACAGAAAATTTAGCTGTGCGTTTTATGTCGGATGTGCAGATTTCGGAGGCACGGGCATTTTATGGATTTCAGATTGCTATGGAGAATATACATTCAGAGATGTATAGTTTATTGATTGATACTTATATTAAGGATTCAGAGGAGAAAACAAAATTGTTTGAGGCAACGAAGCATTATCCTTGTATTATGAAGAAATTTAATTGGGCGAAGAAATGGCTCAATGATAAGCGTAGTAGTTTCGCATCGCGATTAGTAGCGTTTGCTTGCGTAGAGGGTCTTCTATTTAGTTCATCATTTGCTTCGATCTATTGGTTAAAGAAGCGTGGTCTTATGCCTGGACTTACGTTTTCAAATGAACTGATCTCTAGAGATGAGGCGCTGCATACAGAATTTGCGATCTTATTGTATTC